GGCATTAACCCCCGTGGTTGTGTCTGAGCCATAGGACAAATATAGTAATTAATTTTAATTCTTTCGCTCTAAATCTAAGCCACCCAAAGCAAGTACTGCCCCCCCTCCCCCCATTACAGAGAGGAATTAAATCTTGCTTCGGTACGGCTTGAGTTTGTCGCTTTAGATCACTTGCACCCCTTCGGACATCCACCTTACGGCTGCTACCTTTCGGGATAACGGTACTGGATGACTTTCGATTTCACGGAGTACCAACCCCCTAACCTCTTCGGTGTCTGCTAGTTAAACGATTCGTTGCCGCTTTCTACTAGCTTCTTATGTCTACAAAGGTACGCAAACCTATAAAACAAGTCAAGAACCCCTTAAACGGCTTCCGCTCGTGGGCCTACTTTTGCCCTATGCGACAGACTACCGATATAATGCGTTTGGTACACAATGCAATTAGAACCGTCTTAAACGCCAATGGTCAGAGTTCAATAGCTATCCAGTATAGCCGAACCAACGTGAGCGACCTTGACAAGTACGTTTATATAGATATAGGTGGCGCAGATAGAACGGGTTCACAGACTGATTTAAGCTACGACTACACAATAACCACGGGAGTGATCTTCTACGAACAAAGCCCAGCGTACTCAGTAACCAACCATAACACTTTAATTGACCTGGTCTATAAGGCTTTTCAGGACACCACCTTAACGGGCGAAATACATAGGGAGGCTATAACATTAGACCTAAAACTTGAAAGCGTTAGCGACCTTGGAGCAAGTAAGGAGCAGACCCGAAGCGATGACGGTCGGTATATTGTCCGCTATCTAATGGACTTCAACCTTCGTATGAACCTAACTGCCAGCTAGTTAGAACTTCTTTTTATTTGTTTACTCTTTTTGTTCTAGCTTTGACGCTATGACAGAAAAAGAAAAAAAGACCTTAAGGGAAGCTATCCTAATAATGGAACGGCTTTTAGACGAGGGGCAGACCGACCTATTTGGGGGCACATTAAGCACCCTAAGAAAGCCCAAAAGATTCATCAAGCCCACCAAGGAAGAGGTAATGACCTACTTCGTAGAACGAGGCTATACGGCTTGGCGTGGTGCTGAGATGTGGGACTATTACGAATTAACCAATTGGTGTAGCGCAAAAGGGAAGCCCATAGTAAACTGGATGAATAAGGCTCAAAATGTTTGGATGACCCCCGAACACAAGCTAACCAAGAAGACGGGTTTTGATCTATGAACCTAGAAGCCTCTTTAGTTGGGTTACTAATAAACGACCCAGCGGCAATAGATAGCGTCAGAATTGAAGCCGAATGGTTTGAAGACCCTACTTATTTCAAGATTGTCAAGGCTTGTAAAGACACAAGGGCAAAAGGAAGCTATGAGGACTTGGTTACATTGGGTCAGAGATTCCCCGACCAGGTAGCCACCCTAGTAGAACTTTCCAAGAATGCACCGTTTCGGGTCGATGTAATCCCTTACGCTACCCTAGTTCAAGAGGACTTCATTAAAAGGCAAGCCCAAAGGGTAGGACAAGACCTAATTCAGACCCAAGACATAGAGGGGGTTTTTAAGGCTTCTAACGACATTAACCAACTCCTTGAGGGTAGCACACCCCAAACCACTAAGACGCTCTTAGAACTAATGAACGGGGCGTTAGAACGTATAAAAGATACATCTATGGGAGCACCTACGGGGAATAGTGTTCTAGATGGGGTTCTAAATGGCTTGAAAGGTGGGGACTTGAGCGTTTTGGCGGCACGTCCAGCAATGGGTAAGACTGCTTTCGCTATTGAAACTGCCGTAGCTTCGCAGTCAAAGGGCCGTGTTCTGTTCTTCTCTTTAGAGATGCCTAGCGACCAACTGATTAAAAGGCTATGGGCCAACACTAGGGAGGTTGAAATGAAGGAGGTTTTTAGTTCTAGCCCTGACGTTAGCAAGCTTCAGAAGGCAATGATCAAAAGCGAAGGCTATAAAATCGAAGTGCTAGAGGATTACGTTTACGTTGAGGACATAGCTAGTAAGGTAGCCAAAGAAAATAGGAGGGGAGATGTTTCGCTCGTGGTGGTTGATTACTTACAACTAGCCAAGACCCGTCAGAAGACCAGCAATAGAGAAAGGGAGGTAGGGGAAATGTCTTGGGCGTTTAAGATGATTGCTAAAAAGAACAACCTTCCCGTTTTACTCTTATCCCAACTGAGTAGAGCCGTAGAAAGCACAGAAACGAAGGAACCCGATAGCCACCACCTGAGAGATTCAGGGAGTATAGAGCAAGATGCTTCGGTTATTATAATGCTTTATAGGTCAATAGTTTACGGCATTCAAGAAGATGGGGAATACTTCGACCTGATTAAGGTCACCAAGAACAGAAACGGGGAAACTGGACGCATTAAGGGGAGTTATTTCGATGGACGTTACCAAAGCTGGAGTGGAAAAACTTTCAACGAAGGAAAAGACCCACCTTTTTAAGTGGCTATATTTAGGGCATGGAGGTAGAAGACTACTTGGAGGCTATGCGGTTGATCAAACTGATTGACTTGACCCCTGAAGACTACCTAGACCTTTCGGCTAGCCACGTTCTTCTTTACGATGAGTTCATTGAATGGCTAAAGGACTTCATACTTTCCCACGAAACCACTAGCTATCAGCTTCAGATGATTGAAGACCTTATGGAAATTAGGGCGTATGATGCTATATCTGAAATATTCTTACCGAAGGATAACGAGCAGTTAAGTATTTACGACATACTTTGAACAAGTTGAAGGAGATGGGTATTAGCAAGAACACTTTTTGCATTACCGAATATGGGGACATTGTTAGCGTTTATGACGTTGTCAAAGCAATATTAGACTATGAACGAGGAAGAAAAGGCGAGGGAGAACCTAGCTAACACGAAGCAAGGGAAGCACCTGGCTAAAGTTCGGCATAGATTCACCGAAGAGGATCGGAAGAAGTCGGCTAGTAAGCGGCACAAGTCTTCTAAAAGGGAGATAGAGGAAATAAGGCGCATCTTCGCTAAGATGGCTGACGGTGTTCAACCACGAATTCATAAGTTCCTAATTGACACGGCTGAAGGTGTACCCCAAAGGGACGAGGGAGGGAACGTAATTCGGGACGAACGTGGGGCCGTTGTGTGGTCTAACGCTCCTGACCCAGCCCGTGCGGTTGACATTTTCCTAAAAATAAGTAAATTCGTTATTCCTGAACTCAAGGCGGTAAGTGTGGAGGCTCTAGTAAGAGATGAAAGCGGCACGCAAATAACCCTACCCCCTTGGATGATTCAGGAGGCGATAGAAGATGACGAATCCGAACCTTAAATTTCTAAGAGAAAACCACGAGTCTAAAAGGCTTATAAGCCTAAGAGGGGGCACAAGGTCGGGAAAGTCATATAGTGCCGTTCAATTCCTTATTGAACTTTGCTACAAGTACCCCAATGCTGGAATGGTTATTACCATTGCTAGGCAAACATTACCAGCTTTGAAGGCTTCAACCCTTCGGGACTTCGTTGAGATTCTGCAAAGCTTTGAGGCATACGTTGAGGAAGACCATAATAAGACCGAGGGAATCTACAAGCTTCGTGGGAATACCGTTGAATTTATTAGTTTGGATCAACCCCAAAAGCTAAGAGGACGGAAACGGGATGCGCTTTTTTTAGACGAGTGTAATGAAATAACCGCTGAGTCATTTAGGCAACTATCTTACCGAACCACGGGGTTCATTGTGCTTAGTTATAACCCTAGCGATTTAGACGGCTGGTGGTACGAAGTGGAAGCTAGAGAAGATGCGGCTTTAATTGTCACCACCTACAAGGACAACCCACACTTACCCAAATCAATCATTGCCGAAATCGAAAGCCTTAAAACGTCAAGCCCTGAAGATTGGGCGGTGTTTGGGTTAGGTGAACGAGGCAGAGGCAAGAAGGGCAGAATTTACAGAAACTTCACCAAGGTCGAAGAACTAGACTTTTCGGAGTGTTCAGATGTTTGCGTTGGTATCGACTTCGGGTTTAGCCAAGACCCCACGGCAGTCCTAAAGGTCGGTAAGCATAATGATCGGGTCTATGTCGATGAACTGGTTTATGAAACTCATCTTACTAATACTGAGTTAGTTGAGAAGATAAAACACGAATGTGAGGGGTTACGGGTTATCTGTGATAGTGCAGAACCTAAGAGCATAGCCGAACTAAGACGAGGGGGACTAAACGCAATAGGAGCAATTAAGGGGCCTGACTCTATTAGAAACGGCATCAAACTACTCCAGTCTAAGGAGGTTCTTTATACTAGACGAAGCAAGGACTTAGAGAGGGAACTAGGGTCTTATGTATGGCACCTGGACAAAAACGAACGACCAACTGAAAAGCCCATCGATTCCTTCAACCACCTTCTTGACGCTCTGAGGTATAGCGTGGGGTTTTTATATAAACGGGGCTAAAGGGCTAAATTACTTTTGTGCTATGGCATTACTCGACTTTCTAAAGTACGACCGAAAAGAGTCTAAGATTCAAGAGCAGTTAAGCAAACTACTCACGGCCCAGCTAACCCACTTGGGGGCTAACTCAGCAATATGGCAACCGTTCAACTTTGAGAGTTTACTAGAGCAAGCCTATCAGAAGAACCCTGACGTATATTCAGTAATTAACTTCCTTAGTAAGAAGATGTCTAACGTTCCTTTGTGTGCGTATGACTCCGAGGGGAACAAGATTGAATACGAACCATTTGAGAGGGTCAAAGACCAGCCCAATAGCTACCAAAGTTTTAACGACTTCCTAGCTAATCTCTATTCTAACTACCTTTTAACGGGTAACGGTTATATCTATTGTCAGAAGGGCGAAACCGCAATAACTGAAGGTCGAATTCTGCTCGTGGAAGCTTTGCCTAGCGTATACATAGAAGCCATCTCAGGTAAGAGCGGTAGAGGTGTCGCGGAATACAGATTCACAGAAGGTTACATAAACACGAAGATGGACGCTGAGAATGTGATCCACATCAAAAACGTGCAAATGGCTTTCGGTAGCGGCGAACACCTTTATGGACAAAGTCCTTTACAAGCCGCCTTTAAATCAATTCAGACTTCAAATAGTGGCTATGATTCCCAAAAAGCGTCTATGGATAACCAAGGAGCCGCTGGTATTCTCTACAATAAGGGAATTGACTTCGCGGGGGGTAAAGATGCGTGGACTCAAGACGAGATTAACGAGATGCGCCAAAGCATTAAGGAAGTCCGAAAGAACTCAAATTCTAATTCTATTGGTGTTGGTGTCGGTGACCTGGGTTATATCAACTTCGGTATTACTCCAGTCGATATGGGGATAATGGAGGTTCTAGACCTTTCCCTTAGTGACGTTTGCAACGCCTATAATTTGCCCGTTGGCCTGTTCAATAACAACGATTCTAGCACCTTCTCGAATCAAGAGCAGTACAGAAAGCAAGCTTACACGGACTCTATCCTACCTACTCTGAGCAAGTTTGAATATTCCTTCAATCGTTTGTTTATGAATGACGAGGGGGTTTATTTCAAGTTTGACACTTCAGAGATTCCCGAACTTCAGGCCGACAAGAAGGAGCAAGTTTCTGCCCTTAGTGGTGCGTATTGGATGACCCCGAACGAGAAAAGGGAAATGATGGGGCTTGCCGCTATTGAGGACGCTGATATGAACCAAGTATATGTACCTTCTAGCCTTACGCCAATTGATTTAAGCGGCTTTGAAGGTGAAGAATGAGCCCAGCCGACAAGCGATATTTAGACGTTAACAGACGTAGGGACAAGATTTCTAGGCGTTACGCTCGTGAACTCACGGAAGAAATCTACAAGGCCAATCTAAAGTATATAAAGGGGGCTGACCTAAGTAACCTAGAGAACGTCATTTACCCCATAAACTACCCTTCTACTGACGTAGAGAAGCTAATAGAAGACCTTTATTTCGATGCTGGATATTTATTCTCTGACCAGTTCGTTAAGGACTTCGCACAAGGCAAGTTTAAGAGTGATCTAAGCGAGGGTATCCCAAAGGTGCAATGGAAGACCGAGGCCATAGGGAAATACTTTCGGAGCAACATAGGCCAAATAAAGACCATTAGCCTAACTTCTGAGATTGGGGCGCAAAGGCTTCTTAATTCGGTTGTCTACGATGCTATTCAAGACGGCAAGGGGATAAGGGCGGTAACCGATGCACTCAAAAAAGATAAGTTTCTAAGGAACCTGAAGAGAACTTCACGCTTCCAAGCCGAAAGAATAGCCCGAACTGAAACCCTTAGTGCCGCTTCTTACGGTGAGTATCTAGGCTCTCAGGAATTGTTTCAGAAGTACGGGGTTACAATGGGTAAGTATTGGATTGCTAAGAAGGATGCTAGAACCCGTAATTCTCACAACGAGATGAAACGGAGCGAAACCATAGGAGCAGAAGAAGACTTTGAGGTTGGTGGGGCTAAGATGCAGTTTCCAGGTGACCGAAGAGGAGGCCCAAGCCAAGTAATAAACTGCCGTTGTGCGTTAGGTTGGCGAAGAATAGAAGAGGAAACACCAGCACCCCCACCACCACAAGCGAACATCCCGACCCCTATAATTCCTGAAGATGTTAAGCCCACGGGTTTCGGTATCTCTAAGGAGGTGACAGATGCACTAGCTAAAACAGAAAAATACTATAAAAGTAAAAGGCTTAAGGTGCCTAAGTGGAATGAAGACTTTAAGAAACTTTTATCCATCCCTATTAAAGACGCCCCATCAATTAGCAAATTTGGGGACATTTCTGATGTTTCACATAAGGGGCACCCTTATTATGACGAGGTGAAGGGTCAGGTTAATATCGGAGGTGTATCTAGGAAAAAACCTTCTCCTTGGTATTCCGAATCTATAGTATATCACGAATATGGTCATGCAATACATTCCCGTCAGAATATAGCTAGGCCAATGATTTCACAATTAAATAAAAATTCTAGTTTTGTAAAAACATTTGAATCTCTGAGAGATGGCGGTTACCACGCTAGAAGTTCTAAATATGGGAATATAGATAAACACAACGTAATTAGGAAGCGGTGGAAAAATTTAGAAGCTGAATTTAAGTCAAATCATAGACGTGCATTTAACTTAAATAGGAGTGGTCAAGTTTCGGAGGCTGTTGAAGTGCTAGAAGAGGTTTTTGGTATGAAAAAGGGAAGCTTAAAGGGGTACACCTATGATGATGTAGTGGAAATGTATGCAAAATATGCCGACACTATACAATCCTTAACTGGAGGTGGAATAGGTTTCGGGCATAGTGTTTCATATATGCGCCAAAGTCCTCGTGCATTTGCTGAGTTCTTCGCTCACGCTTCAGAAAATAGGTTTTTAGGGAACCCCGTTTTTGAGCATTTGGACAAGTCGCTTTATGACGAAATGATTAAAGCAATGAATGAATTATTAGAAGAAAATGGAATCTGACCCAATACAAGACTATATAAACAAGTATGGTGAAAGGGCTTACGAATTAGTTGGCCCCCACCGTTATGACTATGAATTGTTAGCCAAGTCTGTTAAACTAGGTAAGCCGCTCGTGATTGTCGAAAGACCTCAATTAGACGGGGACTATTGGGCGTTAAGATCAAAAGAGCAGTTCGCCAAGACCTACGGCTTTTACCCAAAGGGGCAAGAACCCACGGAATTATCTTAGACCCTATGTTTAAACCAACTCAGGAAATCATTGAC